GCAATAATTTTAATTTTGAAGCAGGGACGCTAAAGAGCATTCTCTGCCTATCTGGTTTTCCAGATGAGATTGTAAGGGTAGGAGGGAAAGCACCTGATATAGGGGCTCCTGCAAGCTCCTCAAGATCCTTTATTGCTTCTGTTCCATCAATATCTACCCAGACTAATCCACCGCTGTTTGACCACACTCCAGTAATTAATCCGACTCCTGTTGCCTTTCCCTGATCAAACTCACGTTTTATTTCTTCAACCGAGTAAGGTTGTGTAGTCCAACCAGCTATGTATGCTCTTTTACCTTGTAACGGTGTTAATGCCCAATCTTTAGGGATTAAGTCAAAATTAATCTCTCCGGGCTTCAAATGATTATTAGATTCTGGTGATGC